ACAACTCGGTGTCGATGTGGTTGGGCAGCACGCAGATTGTCGGCGCAGTGGCCTACTGGGACTGCTCGCTGGGCAAGATCAAGTCAGACGCATCGGCCCTAACCTTGCTGCTGACCGATCAGCGCGGCCAGCTCTACTGGCATGTGTGCGAGGGGCTGACCGGAGAGCTCGCCGAGTTCGATCACAAAGACCGCATCATTGGCGGCCAGGTCATGCAGGTGCGCGAGCTGGTCATCAAGTACAACATTCCCCGCGTGGTGGTGGAAACCAACGGCCCCGGAGGTTTCGTGCCGAACATCCTCAAGCAGGCATTGAAGGGCACCGGCTGCGGGGTAGGGGAAGAGCACAGCAGCACAAACAAGCAGAAGCGCATCCTTGACGCACTGGAGTCTCCGTTGTCGGCCCGCTTCCTGTGGGCTCACGTCGACGTTCTGCGCGGCCCGCTATGGGATCAGATGCGCGACTTCAATCCAGCTGTGACCAATCAGGACGATGACTATCTCGACTCAGGCGCCGGCGCAATCAGCCAGACCCCTGTGCGCATCGGGCGAATAGTCGGGAAACCGACAGAGACCAAGCGTGACGATTGGCGTCCAGATGCGGGCGTGCACGAGGTGCAAGTCGATTACTAAGCCCGCCTAACCGGAGGCTTAGCATGTCAGTTCAAGCTGGACCCATTTTCAAACGATATGCCGCCAACGGGATCGCGACTGTCTACGCCATCCCGTTCAAGGTGATGGCCCCTGGTGATCTGCAAATCACGCTCAATGACGTGTTGGTTACATCGGGCTTCACCCTTGGCCCGCTCGGCGGCGATTCAACGTCATGCACCTTTGACGTTGCGCCACTGGGCGACCTGCTGTTTCAGCTGGTGCTGCCTTTCCAGCGCCTGACCGACTACCAAACCAACGGCGATCTGCTGGCGGTCACGCTCAATATCGACCTTGACCGAATCTGGCTGGCGCTCAAGCAGCTGATCGGCAGCAATGATCGATCACTGGCTACCAATATTTCAGAGCCGGAAGGCTTACTGCCATTGCCATTGAAGGCCGAACGCGCCTTGCGGGTGCTGGCGTTTGATGCTCTCGGTAACCCAATTGTTTCAAACCTCACGCTGACACAGCTTGAAGAGCAGACCCTTTCTGCCGCTATAGCTGTTGAAGCTGCTGAAGCCTCAGTGGGATATCGAGACCAGACGCAGACTTATCGAGATCAAACGCTCGAATATCGAAACGAGACAGAGGTTTTTGCTGCTCTGCTTTCTGATCCGTGGGCAGTACAGCCTATTGGGGTGCCGATTCCTGTCTGGGATCACATCGCCGGTATGACGCCACCGCCAAGCGGGAACCCAGCCTACCGCTATATAAAGCTCACTGCGTCTGATGGTTACAACGCCGGGGTTCTTACCTCTGAAAGCGTGAGTGGTTCGGCTCCTTTGGTACAAGCCATTGCTGCGATAAGTGATGCTGGTAGCCCATTAAATGGACAGTCGGTCAGGCTGATAAATACAGAGCGACGAGCGCTGCGGGCAGGTTCAAGCGGAACAGTCGAGGCAGATTCTCTGCAAGGCCACTGGCATGAGATTAGGAACGCTGTCGGCGGCATCAACCGCCCGGCGGGAGGGGTGGCAGGCGGCGCTTCATCTACAGGTGCGGCAGCTCCAGTTTCTGGTGACGAAATGGTCGCTAAAACAATCATTACGGATGGTGTAAACGGCACGCCGCGGGTCACCAACGAAACCCGCAGCAAGAACATCGGTGCCACTTACTACATGAGGATTCGCTGATGCCGTATGCAGCAGATGGACAGATCAGCCGTGACCCTATTCCCAGCGGTATTGAAATCACTGAGCAGCAATACGTCGCCGCCCTAGAGGGGATGCTCGCCGGGGATGTTGTCAGCACCGATGGTGGTTTCAGCGTTGGGCCAGCGCCTGAGCCTTTACCGGAAGCAGCGCCTGAGCCGACGCCTGATCAGGTTCTTGCGGGGTTCCTGCACTCAATCCAATCCCTTCTTGATGCCCCAGCTCGCCAGCTTGGATACGACAGCATTGCATCTGCAATTACCTATGCCGAAGAGCCTTCCGCGCCAAAGTTTCAGGTTGAGGGTCAGGCCTTCCGCGCATGGCGCTCCCTGGTCTGGGCATATAGCTATGACCAGCTTGCCAAGGTCGAAGCAGGCCAGCGCCCTCAGCCAACCATTGAGCAGTTCCTCTCCGAACTGCCGCCGCTAGATCTTCCAAAGCAGTGATCAATCAAAACAAGGAATAAACATATGACTGACGTTGCGAGCGTTGCGGCTATTGGAGCTTCTGCTGTAACCGGGGTGGGGCTTGCTTTAGTTCCTGGTGTCGATGGTGGGGTGGTGCTGGGTGGCTTTGCTGGTGCGGTGTTCTTTATCACCCTGGCCCGCGATCCCTCGTTTATGGCCAGCCTTGGTTATCTGCTTTCAAGCTGGATTTTTGGCTATGTGGTTGCGGGTGAATTTGCCGCCCGCGGCCTGCCAATTACGCCGCCGCTTGCCGCCCTGGTGAGCGCCGCTGTCTTCGTTGTCCTGGCCACTGGCTTGATCGAGTGGATGAAGGGCGGGAAGGCTCCGTTCTGGTTTCGATTCATTCCCGGCCTTGGGGGTAAGAAAGATGGCTGATCCACTGACATTCCTCACCGCGTTGGTGTGCGCCTCGATCTGCTGGCGCTTGATTTCCTTCCGCCGTAACGACGCCCGCCATCGCGTGGGAGTTTCGCTTGTGGCTTGGGTGCTGGCTGCAGCTACTGGCTGTCAGGCCATTGCCTCAATGCTGGGTATGTACCGGGTCGAGTCGCCTTTCGTGCTGGTGATTCTGCTGGTCACCTGTGTATTGGTGTTCCGTGCTCGCGGGAACCTGGCCAGCATCATGCGCATTGATTGGGCGCCGAACTGGAACGGACACGACCGCCGGCGGGGTGCTAAGTAATGGCCGTTATTAGCGCAAAGGAAGCGGGTGGCATCAACGTGCTGGCCTTCCTCGATATGCTCGCGTGGTCAGAGGGCACGGATAACGGCAAGCAAGCAACGCAGGATCACGGTTATGACGTGATTGTCGGCGGCAGCCTGTTCAGTGGCTACGCTGACCATCCGCGCAAGCTGGTGCCATTCCCTCGCCTCGGCATCAAGTCGACGGCAGCGGGGCGCTATCAGCTGCTTTCCCGGTATTACGATGCCTACCGCAAGCAGCTCAATCTGAAAGACTTCTCGCCGATCAATCAAGACCGTATTGCCCTGCAGCAAATCAAAGAACGCCGTGCGCTTCCTGATATTCAGGCTGGCCGCATTCCCGAGGCTGTGGCCAAGTGCCGGAACATTTGGGCAAGCCTTCCAGGTGCGGGGTACGGGCAGTACGAACACAAGCTGGATGATCTGTTGTCGCACTACCTCGCAGCCGGCGGGGCATTGGCATGAGCAGCTTCACTCGCTTCAATGGCGAGCTGAACACTCAGTACGACCATGATGCCAGCCGCATTCTTGGTGCTGATCATTGGCGGGTCACTCAGCCTTTCCGGTATTACATCGGCGAGGAAGAGTCAGACGAGTGGGTTTATGTGCCGGCTGGCTACCTCACTGATGGCGCCAGCGTGCCGCGCATCTTCTGGAACATCATCCCGCCATGGGGCAAGTACGGACAGGCAGCAGTGGTGCACGACATTCTTTGTGAGTACCTGTCCACGACTAGGGAAGGCATGCCAAACCGCATAACCCGCGCACGGTGTGACGCCATACTGCTTGAGGCCATGAAGGTGCTAGGCGTTCCAGCATGTAAGCGGCAGATGATCTATCAGCCAGTGAGCCTGTTCAGGCTGGTGTCTGGAGTTTCGGGGCCAACTACAACAGCTTTAAAGCGTGAACTTGAATCGAAGTGGGTTGGGTGATCGTGCCCAGGACGGGCCGTGAAGGGGGAAAAACAGTCCAGTAACTGACTGGACTTACTTTTCTTGCTTGAATCTTGCTACAGCAAAACGCCATCTACTTATAAGTCACTGAAAGTATTAGTAATTTATTTACAATCGTTTCGATCCATCATTGGCGCTACGGAGAATCGCCGGGAAAATGTGGCGGGGGGAATATTGGTAAGTGGTGCAGAGTTATCGGGCATTGGATCTATCTGTTTGACGACAGGCGCAAGGGCGGCTGTCGTGATTCGTTGGCATGCCAGGAGCGGGCAGCGTTGGGGGCAATGCCCGCAGTTTATCAGCCCGGAGAGGGTTTTCGTTTGTACTCATGGCTTGGTCGGTGCTTGCAGGTAAATCCGGCATTTTGTGCGCATGGGTTGGGTCACTGGCACTTCATCGTTATGCTTTGCGCCACAAACAAGCCAATGGGTGAGTGATGCTTCAGTCTGTGCGCGTAATAAAGCTTCTGCCGGTGGCTCTGTTGTTTCTGCTCGGCGCCTGCTCCAGTGGGCCGCAACTGCAGCCTGAGACCAAGCGCTTGCCAGAGCGGGTCGAGCTGGCTGATGTGCCGTTCTTTCAACTAAGTGACGCCCAGGGTGGGCCTTCGGCGTTGG